GTGTCGTCCGGAAGATGGCTGACCGTGGAAGCGTGACTGAGAACCACATGGATCATGTCCACGTTCTCTTCTTCGCCGGCTCTTACCAGAAGCCGGGCAACTCCTCCCCCTCCTCCTCGGGCTCCTCCTCCCCCTCCAAGAAGTCCATCGACGAAGTCGCCAAGGACGTCATCAAGGGGAAGTACGGCAACGGCCCCGAACGAGTCCGAAAGCTCATCGCAGCGGGCTACAGCGCCACCAAGGTTCAGGACCGAGTCGAAGAGCTGATGAACCCTGCGCAGGGTCGGAAGTCCGTCAAGACTCTGGCCGCCGAGGTGCTCGCCGGTAAGTGGGGGAACGACCCCAGCCGGTCCAAGGATCTCAAGGAGGCGGGCTACGACCCCAAGCAGGTCCAGGCTGAGGTCAACCGCCAGGCTCGCGCTCGTCGGTAACACCGACCCGTCAAAATGAGAGGAGGTGTCCCACGTGGAACAGCGCATCCTTGTCAGCGTCAAGAAGGTTCTTGGTCTGCCTGAGATCGACACGTCGTTCGATGTCGACATCATCATGCACATCAACTCAGCGTTGGCGAGACTGAACCAACTCGGGATCGGTCCGGTCGAAGGTTTCATGATCGAGGACGACACGTCTACGTGGGACGCCTTCCTTGGTGATCGACCCCTGCTGAACCAGGTCAAGACGTACGTCTACATGGCCGTACGACTCTTGTTCGATCCCCCTGGTTCGGGGTATGCCCTCACGTCGATGAAGGAGCAGATCGACAAGTACGAATGGCTCCTCAATGTCGTCCGAGAGGGGGACGAATGGACCGCTCCCGTACCCAGCTTGTAGTTGTTGCTCTTCCTACTGCTAATGACTATGTCCGGAAGATCTCCAGCGAGAAGGAACCCCACCTGACGCTGTTGTATCTGGGTAAGCCGGGTTTCGATCAGAGTCAGCTCACCAGGCTTCAGGAGTATGTAGACCACGCGTCCACACTTCTTCCTCAGTTCACCCTCGACGTCGAACGCCGTGGTCTTCTGGGAGAAAAGGACGCAGACGTTCTCTTCTTCAGTAAGAGATGGTCTAAGGAAATCGTTCGATTCCGGGAGAGCCTCCTTCAGAACCCACTTGTGTCGACCGCCTACAATTCGGCGGAACAGTTCGAGGGGTGGACTCCACATCTTACGGTTGGTTACCCAGGTACTCCGGCCAAGAAAGACCCGAACGGCTACGACGGAGATGTCACCTTCGTCAAGTTCGATCGAATCGCTTTGTGGATCGGAGATTCCGAAGGACCGACGTTCGATCTCAAACCCTACAGCTACGAGGAGGTAGAGATGTCTGCCCTCGCCCACTATGGGGTCAAGGGCATGAAGTGGGGTGTTCGTCGTACCGATGCGCAACTCGCTTCGTCCCCCGCACCAAGGGCTCCTCGAATGTCCGAGGATGCCCGAAAGGCTTATAACCTCCAGGACAAGATCGAATCCAGGGGTACTACCGCACTGAGCAATCAGGAGATGCGGCAGTATCTCGAACGGGTGGATCTCGAACGTCGTTATAGCCAGACCATATCTTCCCCCTCCTCCAAGAACCAATTGGACAGAGGACATGACCAGGTGAAGAAGATCCTGGCATACGGAGAGACGTACGACAAGGCTCGTAAGTTCGTCGAATCTCCGACGGGACAGATGATCAAGAACGGTGTCACCACCGCCGCCTCTGCGGGTCTCGCATACGTGACAGGCGGTACCAGTGCAGCAGCGGTAGCTGGCGTCAGTACCATAATTCGGCGATTCGGTTCATAGCAGAAGGGAGGGTTAGCGATGGCTTTGTCGAATACTGCGGTTCCTTTCTACTACGGGAAGTTCCGTGACGCGGTGCTAAACGGCGATATTCCGGTGAACCGGGAAGTCTCGTTGGAGATGAACCGCATCGACGCCCTCATCGCCAACCCGAAGATCTACTACGATCCCAATCCGGTAGAAGGGTTTGTCAAGTACTGCGAAGCGGAGTTGACCCTCACTGACGGGAGCGATCTCCACCTTCTCGACACTTTCAAGTTGTGGGCTGAGCAGATTTTCTGCTGGTACTACTTCGTCAATCGAAGTGTCTACGAGCCAGGGGAGAAGGGCGGCCGTTACGTCGACAAGGTGATCAAGAAGCGTCTAACGACAAAGCAGTACTTGATCGTAGCCCGAGGTGCCGCTAAGTCATTGTACGAGTCGTGCCTCCAGAGCTATTTTTTGAACATCGATGCATCGACGACGCATCAGATCACCACCGCCCCCACGATGAAGCAGGCCGACGAAGTCATGTCGCCGGTCAGAACCTCCATCGTCCGGGCCAGAGGACCTCTCTTTGCATTTCTCACGGAGGGGTCACTCCAGAACACCACAGGTTCCAAGGCCAACCGAGTCAAGCTTGCAGCGACCAAGAAGGGCGTCGAGAACTTCCTTACGGGGTCGATGCTCGAAGTCCGGCCGATGACAATCAACAAGCTCCAAGGTCTTCGAACCAAAGTGGCGACCGTCGACGAATGGCTGTCCGGTGATCTTCGTGAAGATGTCATCGGTGCCATCGAGCAGGGCGCTTCAAAGCTCGATGATTTCCTCATTGTCGCCGTCAGTTCCGAAGGAACTGTTCGAAACGGCAGTGGTGACACCATCAAGATGGAACTCGCCGATATTCTCAAGGGCGAGTATCAGGCACCTCACGTTTCGATCTGGCATTACAAGCTGGACGAAGTTGAAGAGGTAGCCAACCCGGCAATGTGGCAGAAGGCCAATCCGAATCTCGGAAAGACCGTAACGTATGACGTTTACCAACTGGACGTTGAACGAGCCGAAAAGGCTCCAGCCGCTAGGAACGATATTCTGGCGAAGCGTTTCGGACTTCCGATGGAGGGTTATACGTACTTCTTCACTTACGAAGAAACACTGCCTCATCGTAGTCGGGAATTCTGGGAGATGCCTTGTGCTATGGGCGCCGACCTTTCCCAGGGTGACGACTTCTGTGCGTTCACATTCCTCTTTCCACTGTCAGGCGGAAAGTTCGGAATAAAGACGCGAAGCTACATCACTTCGTTGACGCTTTTGAAACTTCCCGGGGCCATGCGCCATAAGTATCAGGAGTTCATCGACGAAGGAAGCCTTCATGTGCTTGAGGGAACGATCCTCGACATGATGGAGGTCTATGATGACCTGGATGAGTTCATCCAGCACAATAACTATGACGTGCGCGCATTTGGCTTTGACCCCTACAATGCTAAGGAGTTCGTGGCCCGCTGGGAAGCGGAGAATGGTCCGCATGCCATCGAGAAGGTCATTCAGGGGGCGAGAACAGAGTCTGTCCCGCTTGGGGAACTAAAGACTCTCAGTGGTGAACGCTGGCTCATATTTGATCAGGCATTGATGACGTTTGCCATGGGTAACGCGATCACCATGGAAGACACAAACGGAAACCGTAAACTGTTCAAGGGGCGACGAGAGTCCAAGATTGACAACGTCGCCGCACTCATGGACGCCTGGGTGGCGTACAAGCTCCATAAGGAGGAATTCGAATGACCGAAGGAAGTCCTTCGCCGGGCGAGCTTGCCCACTACGGTGTCAAGGGCATGAAGTGGGGTGTTCGCCGGGCTGCGTTGAACAAGGCCTCCAAGGATTACACCCCCGGCATGCGGGACATCGACAAGCATGCGTTCGGCGAACGTGGTGTGAAGCGCATCAACCGACGCATGAACAAGGGCCAGACGCGCAAGCAGGCGCTCGGCCGAGAAGCAGTACGGGCCACGTCGAAGCATCTCCTGGTATCCGCCGGGACTCTCGCAGCCATGGCAGCTCTGGGTAAGCACGGCGACGATATTGCCGGTGGACTCTCCAAGCTCGGGGAAACAAGTCGCGGAAAGGCTGCCGCAGGAAAGACGTTCGCAACCAACGCGGCGGGCAGGGGCATGGAAAGGTTCGGCCCCAACCAGAAGACTCAGGTTCGCGGAGTGCAGATGCGCGTGAACACTACTTCGAGTTACGACGACTGATGGACAGGGGAGAAGTTCGTGTAAGCGAGCTTGCCCACTACGGCATTAAGGGCATGAAGTGGGGAGTTCGCAAAGCTGACCCTCCTGCTTCAGGTAAAGAATCGAAGTCCCAAGACATCGAGGTGAAGTTGAAAAACGGCACCACGATGACTCTGAACAGCAGACCGTCTCCTCCTATGCAAAAACTGGTGGACCGTATTCTGCACAGTCCTTCCAAAGGTCACTTCGAAAGACAGAGTTTCCACATAAAGAACCAGGATGGGGACAGGGTCGGAGAGATGTACATGTTCTCCGAATCTCGTGATTCCCTCCATGTGGGGTGGATCGGAGTACGCGACAAGTATCGCGGCTACGGTTACGCTACAGCCTCGATGAGGGCAGCCGTCGACAACGCAAGAGCAAAGGGTTACAAGAACCTGACTCTTCAGGCTGTCAACGAGTCCAAGGACGCTGTCCACATCTACGAAAAGATGGGGTTCAAGGAAGATCTGACAAAAGAAGAACCGATGGAGGGCCTGACGAACATGAAGCTCAAGCTTTAACCCGACGACTTATTTCGGAGAGGAGGTGACTCATGGCAGGCTTGCTTTCCCGAGTGAAGGATGGATTCAAGCACAGTTGGAATGCTTTTCGGGACGAGAACTACCTGGACGGCCTTCACTCGCATAACGGTATCGGCGGACTAGGTTACTATGCTTCGCCGTCTCGTACTCGTTTGTCATTTTCCAGCGAACGCTCGATCATCTCATCGATCTACACTCGGCTCGGGATCGATGTGGCTGGGATTGACATTCGCCATGTCCGAACGGATGCTGACGGCCGTTATATCAGTGACGTGAACAGTGGTTTCCAGGACTGTATTCAGGTCAGCCCGAATCTCGATCAGGGCCCGCAGCAGTTCCAGCAGGACATAGCGATGACCCTCTTCGAAAAGGGCGTCGCGGCAATCGTTCCGGTGGACACGGATATTTCGCCTCTCGAAACGGGAGGCTACGACATCAGGTCACTCCGTGTCGGCGAAGTAGTGGGATGGCATCCGCAGACCGTTCGTGTGAGTCTCTACGACGAGCGCAATGGGGAACGGAAAGAGATCACCATCCCTAAGAAGATGGTGGGTATCGTCGAGAACCCGCTTTATTCTGTGATGAACGAACCGAACTCCACTCTCAAGCGTCTGACGAAGACGCTCGCTATGTTGGACTCGGTCGATGAGGTGACTGCTTCCGGTAAACTCGACATGATCATCCAGCTCCCTTACGTGATCAAGTCGGAAGCCCGAAGGCAGCAAGCCGAACAACGTCGACAGGATATTGAGTTCCAGCTCAAGGGCAGTCAGTACGGTATCGCCTATACCGACGGTACCGAGAAGATCCAACAGCTGAATCGTCCGGTGGACAACAACTTCCTGAAGCAGATCGAATATTTGACGGCTCAGCTCTACGCGCAGCTTGGTCTCACGGTGGAAGTGATGAACGGTACGGCCGATGAAAAGGCCATGCTGAATTACCACAATCGGACTATCAAGCCGATAGTCCGTGCCATCACCGAAGAGATGAAGCGGAAGTTCCTGACACGCACGGCTCGAACCCAAGGGCAGTCTGTCATGTTCTTCAGGGACCCGTTCGCGCTCGTTCCCATGGAGCAGATCGCGGAGATCTCGGACAAGTTCACGAGGAACGAAGTCCTTACCTCGAACGAGATTCGTCAGGGTATCGGATTCAGGCCCTCCAAGGACCCGAAGGCCGATCAGCTCGTCAACAGCAACATGCCTCAGCCCGGCGAAGTCATGGAAGCCCCTCCACCGGAAGGTGAAGTTCCTGAAGAAGGGGACGACCTCCTCCAGAGTGGTCTTGACGAACTCAACGGGACCCTAGACGAGATCTTCGACGAACTAGGGATCGAAGATGGATGAGAACCTCGTCCATGACTACGACGCGGTAAAGCGAAGGCAGTACTACCTCAGAACTCGCAAGCTCAAGGGTAGAACCAAAGCCGCTGTCAAACCCACGATCCCGAAGAAGACGAGGGCTCAGCGCCAAGCCGAAAGGCGGAGGAAACTTGAAGCCGATGTAGCCGCTCTCAAGGGGCGTTTGGCGAAACTCCAGGCTGTTCTAGCCGAGCTCACCAAGGCTGCCAAAGCTCGAAGCGGAGTCAAGGACAAGACCGCTCCCAAGAAGTCAACTTCGACCTCGAAGACGACTGGCGCACAGAAGCTGACTCCTGCTCAGAAGGACAAAGCTGCAAAAGCGGCGGAAGAGTACCGAGAGAAGAACCCCGATAAGGTTCTTTCCGAGGAGATCAAGTCGCTGAACAGCAAGATCAAGACCATCCAAGAGCGGATCGCTAAGATGCGCAAAGAAGGCTCCATCGGAGCCAAGAAGACTACGAAGTAGAAGGGAGCAGTCAAAATGGGAGTAAACCGTAAGGCCGACTTCAGCGGTTACGCCACCAAGGCTGGGCTCAAGTGCTCCGATGGCCGGACCATCACGCCTGACGCCTTCCGTCACATGGACGGTAAGCGTATTCCGCTCGTCTGGCAGCACGCTCACAACGACCCGGAGAACGTGCTCGGCCACGCCCTCCTCGAAGCCCGAGACGACGGCATCTACGCCTACGGGTTCTTCAACAAGACGTCGAGGGCCCAGGCGGCCAAGG